TCATTCTAGGACCCCCATAAGCAAAACCATTACTTATACCAACGCCCCTTACTGTATAACCAAATTCATCTACTATATTTCCAACATCTTCTGCTGCTAAGAAACCTGTGCCATCTTCTAAAGTAAATGGTTCACTACTCAAGGCATAGAAACTATTTCTGTTTCTTTGTTCTAGCTCTATTGTAGTCTCAGGATGTAAATTTAATTCTTTTTCTGTATTTGTATTTGTATCTCTATAATCATTCTGTGGTTCTACAGGAATACCTGCCCTTGCGACTGCCGATGATAATTTTGTCTTACCATCTAATTCAACAGCATTACTCATAAACTTTAATCCAACACCTGTTCGTCTACCAAAGAATGTAGAGAATAGAGTATTTAATCTCATGTAGATAGGACTATCTTCGGTACCAGAGAATAATCCAGCAGATAATGTAGCACCAACAGGTTGTCTTACTTTTACATTTATATTTGAAGCAATATTCACTTCACCAGTTACATAGAATCCAGAAGGGTGAACTGCTTTCTTAATAGCGTCTCGCCATTTATCTATCGCCTCTGATACTTTTACAACATAAGAAAAGTCTTGATAATATAAACTATCTTGTACTTTTTTTGTTAATTCAGAAATATGACCATCTTGATTAATATATCTACCTTTTGTTAAAATACTTGTGTCAATAGTTGATGTTCCTGTTAACGGATCAGATTTAACAACAACTGCTGTTTCACCACCAGAGAATGTAACTGTATCTCCTATCTCTAATGAACTTGTTGTTACTGTATATTTTAAAAGAGGTGCTGTAAAGTCAACAACTGTTCCAGTAGCGCCACTCACATTAGTTGTAAATGTTTCGTCCTCTGTTATTGTTCCAGATACAGTTTTTAAAACAGCATAATGTGGAAACACTAAAGTCGGAGCAGATGTAAAATTAATACCATGTTCAATTATACCTAAAGATGTTGCACGACCTATCTCAGCACCAAAAGGTATTACAGTTGCAGCTGAACCATCAAAATTTTCATTTAATATTCTACCACCATCTTCTAACTCAATTCTTCCTGCGCCTAGACCATCACCCTCAATACTAACAGTTGATTCTTGTTCATCTAAAATATTACCATCATTTCTTTGAAACTCTATAAATCCATTTGGATCAACAGCACTTTCTAATTCTATTTTACCAAGTCGTGTTCTATTAGTAAATGTTTCTAGTCCTACAAATCTGTCACCTATTGTGATTGTCGCTGTTGGTAATGAAGTATATCCACCACCACTTGCAATCAGTCTTATATCAGTTATGTCTCCACTACCTGTTAAGTTTTCTTGAACTATCTTGTCGCCAGTTTTACCAATAGAAGCAGTTTCTGCTTCTAATATGATATGCTCATCATCTTCTAGATTAGACGGTATATTTGTTAAAGAGTCTTGATTGAGCATGAAGAAAGTATCTGATACTTCGCTGTCATCTTCTTCACTTAGTAAATGACCTACTTCGTTCTCTAATTCAAATCTAATTTCTGTATCAGTTTCATGTGAAGCAGAGTCTAAAAATTTACCAGTTGAACCATCAGCAAAATCCTCTAGAGATAAATCACCTGAACCTGTACCTGTAATTGTTCCTGTTTCTAACTCTACATGAATAGCGACATTACCTGTTTCAGGTGCAAAACCACCATTAACAACCGAAACTTCTGCTTCGGCAGTTCCTGAACTAAATGTAATTGTATCACCTATCTCATAATTAGAACCAACAGCATTGATAATAACTTCTTCAATCCCAGCACCTGATATATCATCTACTTGAACACGAGCACCAGTTCCTGCACCACCCGATACAATCGCCTCATCACCAACTGTTAATGTACTACCATCATTTGTAATTGTAGCAGTTGATACGGCTTGACTTACTGTAAGTTTTATAATTGTATTTGAATCTTCATAACTAGGACCTTCGACTACCTCACCGGTTACAAAAGTACCAACAGTAGTTTCACTATTGATTTCAACCTCTGTAACTACAACAGAACCCTCTTGAAACTTTGTAATATTTTCAACAATCGCTGTTGCTTCATTAATCGTAGAACTAGCAGGATTATTTTTTTGTTTTATTGTTTCACCAATTAAAAATATTGGATCGTTTTCAGCTTGTAATGTTGTTTGTGTGCAACGAATAAAATTATTTGTAGAAAATTTACCATCAGATACTCGCAACATATCAGCAGTTGGTTTGTATATTTCTGAAGGCTCATTAAATAGTATTCTAAAAAATGCTTGATGTGCTTTGTCTGTTCCTTTTGCACGATATAATGATTTAATATTTTTAATTAATTTTCTTGTATCTAAACTAGAGTGTGTATCTGTTGGAATAGTTTTAAGAAACTCTTCCTTCATTTGAGATAAGAAATCTTCTATTGTGTGGTCTGGATCTGAGTAGTTTAGAAGTTGTTGAATGTTCTCTACTGGATTTGCACGATATCTGCCTACGGTTGCTGTAGCACCTGATGTTGCACCAGTTACAATTTCACCTGTAATAAAACCATTGTTTGATGTGATTGTATATCTTGAATTAGCAAAATCTTCAGCAAGTATAGTTGCTGTAGCACCTGATGTTGCACCAGTAATTATTTCACTTTTTCGTAATGTTCCTGAAAAACCAAGTTGTTCATCTACAAGTTTATCACCAGCATCTAATCCAAAAGAGTCTGTTCTATCTAGTAAAACATAATTACTGGATAGACCTTCACCTTCTAAAAGTATATTATCAAGCTCTGTAAAAGATGATAGTTGTATCTCTGCTGATTCTAGAAAAAGAAAATAAGACTTTACGAACTCAGCAAATTTAGGATGTTCCTCTAGAACAAACTCTGGTAGCTGTCTCTTAACTAGATTTGATAATTTTTTCTTATTTGTTTTTTTAAATGTTGTCATTGTTATCCATTAGTATGATGAATAACTACTAGTTGTTGTATAAGAAGTTCCTGCCTGTGATGAACCACTTTCAACAGTATCTACATTACCAGTTATAGTTGAGTTAGCAGTATCTATCTCTAAAACTTGGTTACGAACTGGAACAACATCATTAGAATTTGGAATAGCAAAGACTCTTATTCTTGTACTAGCAGCACCATCAACATTTGAAATACTTGTTATATTTGCTGATGTTAAAATTATTTCACCAGTTGCATAATCAACAGTACCAAAAGTTGTACTTGTATAAATTCTTGTTGTACCACTTAAATAGTAAACTCTAACATTACCAGCACCATCATCATCTAAAAAATGTTCGTTAGTTGAACTATCATTATTTATTTTAAAACCTGTTGATGATATAACACCACCGCCAGTTGAATTATGTCCTGAGTGTGGATTGTAAAATGCATTATTAAATGATAGTGTATATTTTAATGCTTCACTTAGAGTCGGTGTAATAAACTTATACAGTTTAAGTGTTGTAATATTACTTAAAATAGATGTGTCAGCATTGTTAATACTTTCTAATAGTTTAGAATGTCTAAAGACACCAGTAAAGTTTTTTAAGGTATCATTATTGTAATTCGAAATTGTTGTTAATACATTTGTTTGAAGTGTGCTTACATCTTTTGTAGTTGCACCACTATTGTATTTAAAATTTGTATTGAGGGTCAGGTAAGTTATTTCTGGATCAATAATTACAGGTCTTATAGAAGCAACAGCATATTGTTTAAGATTATTTACAATACTTGCCTTTGTTGACTCTGTTAAATTTGAACCTGATTTTGCTTTGATTGATATATAAACTTTACCATAATCTGGTATAGCTGCATCCTCACCACCATATACTTGAACTGATTGAGCATTTGCATATAAACTTTTTACAAGAACTTTATAATCGTCTGCTGTTACGGCACGGTCTTGTGCTGAGTAATCTCTAGGTGCATTATATTTAATAGATGTGATAGTTTCTGACTCAGCGCCTCCACTTGCATTACTAATAGTTGTAACAGTTGCAGTAGAGAAACCGCCAATTGTTCCATTCAATGTGAATATTGTAGCACCGTTTGCTTCTGCTCTATTTGTATTAATATAATCCATGATAACAATATTACCATCAGCAATAACTTTTCCTAAAACGCCATCACCAAAAGAAACTTCATATCTTCCATTTTCAACTTCTTGTAAAAAATAAACTTTAGATGTAGAATCTATTCCTGTAATACCACTCGCAAGTGTATATGTATTTGTTGTAGAGTCGGAAGAAGATTCTTGAACTTTAATTGATAATGATGTTGTATCAACATTATCATTTGGTATAATAAATCTTTGGTCTGTATCAGATGTGTTTGCTGTATATTTAAAATTTAAATATGTTCCTTCAAAAATATCTACATTCCTAAATGTATAAACTCCATCAATAGGTGTAATAGTTATATCAGCATTATTTACAAAATTATAAGAAGTACTATTTACGGTTGATGAGAATTGTGTTCCTCTTGCCATAGTAAGTGTAGCACCACTAGCATCGGTAACTGTTACATCAACAGTTGCTGTTGAAGCAGTAGCACTTGTTGGTGTGTAACCAACTTGTTTTGCTTTTGATACAACACTCGCTCTTAAATCAGCACTATCTAAAAACATTTCATTTGCTAACATATTAGCATTGAAACCAAGATAGTGTGTATTGTAAGCAAGCATGTCTATAAGAACTGCCATACCAGAACCTTCAAAGTCATAATCTCTAAACTCGTCTTGTTGTGATAAAAAGTTTTTTAGGTTTGCTTTAATACCGTCAAAATCTAATTCTGATATTTCTAATTTAGTTGCCATATTCTTATCTTAATCTTTCTAAAAAAGTTTCTACTTCAACTCTCTCTGGAGTGTTCACTACAAAGAAAGATATTGAAGCCCTATATCCATTTCTTTCAATAAACGGTTGTACATTAATCTGAACCAATCTACATCTAGGTTCAAAGTTTTTTAATAATAAATCAATCTGCTTTGAAATTGCATGAGTCATTTGTGGAGTAATATTTTCAAACAACATTCCTCTCAAATTAGAACCTATTTCTGGATGAAAAGGTCTCTCATAATGATTAGTGAGAATTAAGTTTCTAACACTTCTTTTTACTGCCTCAACATCACTAAGTTTCTGAATATCTTTTGTAGCAGAATTAACTGAAAAATCTAAATCTAAATCACGATAGATTTTAGCGCTTCTTTTACTCTCGTTACTTTGTGTTGCGTCATATCTTGACATTTAGCAATCTCTCCTATGCTATATTTATACCGTTATCCAGCAAATACATTACTTGATCCTGCAGCCACAGAGGTGCAAGCAGTTATACCATCACCAACACGACCACATCCTTTGCCATTTACTTTAACAGTAGATGAACCTGAACTAATCGCAGCTGCATGGGGTGGACAAGGAGCGCCAGGTAGTAAGTGAGTAGTATTTACATCACCTTGTCTTGAAACTCCTATACCATTTGCAAAGACATTTCCAGAACCTACGGCTCTTGTCATACCACTACAATGTGTTACATCAGCATCACCAATTCTTGTTACAGCAGGCATTAATTTTTTTCTCTTTTCATTAACTCTTTTAATTTGTCGTTGTAAGTATCCATCTCATCATGTTCTTCCTCTGTATG